GTATAACATGAAAGATTATTATGAAAATTTAAAAGAAAAAGATATATTAAACTTATTATTTATTAAAACAGATATTCTTATTGAATATCATTTAATAAATTTACACAATTATCTTCAAAAATTACCACTAATACCTTCTGTAGAAAAACTTATATTATTTAAAAACTATTGTGAAGTAATAAAACAAATAGTGTTACAACTTCCACATATGGTGAAATTTTGTCCAGTATTTGTTTTTTATGATTTAAATAATGTAAAAGCTTTTTTAAAAAATCATTATAATATAATAGAAGTATTTGATAAAAAAGGAAATTTGATAAAAATAAAAATAAATGAAAAATGGCACATAGTAAATTAAATGAAAAAGAAATTAAAATAGGAACTATTTTTTCTGAAAGTTCTCATTATACACTTGTTAGTAAAACTCCAGATAGAAGATATAAATTTAAACATTTAGAAAGCAATGAAGAAGTTATTTTAGATGATGCTTATGTTGTAAATCTTTTACAAAGTGCAGACCAATACAATGAAGAAATTGTTGTTGGTAAAGAAGACAAACAAGATGGTACTTTAGGTATTAGAAGTATTTGGGAAAATATTCATTCACAACAAGTGTTTACAGTTTGTTATCAAAAACAATCTAAAAAACTTAGTGGTAGAACACTTGCTCATTTAAGAAATGAACAATTAAGTTTAGCTTTAAAAGCAATTGAAAAAGCACAAAAAAGTAAAAAAGGTGTTTTAGACGAAGTTTGTAAACAATTAAAAGAGTTACAAAATAATCCTATATTACCTATTTTAGAAGGTAATGAAAGAATTTTACGTGGTTATAAAGTTCAATTTCATTCAAGAGATGGAAAATATGACTGTTTAGATATGGATTTAGAAAAAGATAATATACGCCCTGTAAATATTAATACAATCAAATGGTTAATATTTAATGGTATTAAGTATATAGTTGAATAATTATATGTTAATAAATGAAGAAATAATAAAAATACTTGAAGATGATGATTTAGATTTAAGAGTGTATTTAACTCTTTTGTTTGCGGTATATCAAAAGCTTGATGCTAAGTTTTTTGTACCATATGCAGAAGAAGTTAAAACACTTTTAAATTTAAACATTGTTGAATTTGATGCTGTAAATGAAGGATTTTTAAAAATGAAACTTCCATTATGGTCTCCAACTATTAATTCTATTTTTTCTATTATGGCTACAAAAAAAGAGAATAAACTATCTAAAAGTAATTATGAAAAATCCGCAAAACTTGATGTTATAAGTTGGATAGATGAATGGTTAATTCTTTTCCCAAAAGGTCTTAATAAAATTATTGGCTATGACGTACATGGTAATAAAACTGAATGTACTAATAGAATGAGTAAATTTAGAAGAGATAATTTTGAAAAATTTAATAAAGACACAATTATTAAAGCTACAAAATTATATCTTAAAGAAAGAGAAAGAGAACGTTGGCAATTTACTAAGAAAAATGTTAAATTCATTTATGATGAAAATGGCAGCATGTTAGATAATTATTGTGAACGAATAATAGATGGTGATTATGATGAAGATGATTTAGATTTAAATGATTCTTTATCTACAGGTAAAGTAAAACATTGGTAATGAATACTCATTTTAATGATTTTTTAACAGATTTTGAAGTAGGTCAAAGTGGAAATGCTATTAACATTCCTTTTGTAAAGAATCCTTTAACCAATGAATTATCTAAAATAGGTAAAATTATAAATGTATCTAAAGGAATGTATACTATGTTAGGTGGAAATTCAGGTACAGGTAAAACTTCTATTGCAGATACATTATATGTTTTAAATATATACTTTTGGTATCTTAGAAATAAAGATACTACTGATATAAAACCATATTGGATTTATAGAAGTATGGAAAGAAGTATTAAACATAAAATAGCTAAATGGACTTGTTGGTTAATGTATATTGATTATGGAATTATAATGGATGTTCCAACAATATTGCAATGGGCTAATAAAAAAAGAGAATTAACAGCAGAGGAAAACATTATTATAAGAAGTTATGATAAATTTTTTGATAAACTTTTTCAATATTTGGATATTAAACAAGGTGCTGAAAATCCAACAGGAATTTATAAATATGCAAGAAGAATTGCGCATGAAAAAGGTTCTTGGATTACATCTGGTGATAAAGGTTTATTCATAAATAATAATAAACAATGTGACTTCAATGATGATATTTATGAAGAAGTTTCTGAAGGATTAAGAAAACGTTATAGAGATATAGATTTATATAAAAAATCATATAGAATTTATGAATATGATGTTAAATATGTAGCAAGAAATCCTAATGAAATTGTATTTCATATATCAGACCACGTTGGTAAATTATCTGCTGAAAGAGATTACAATGATAAACAAATATTAGATAAACACTATGAGTATATGGGAGAAATGCGTGATATTTGTGCATGGAATCCTGTAGATATTATTCAATTTAACAGAGGTGTTGAAACATTTTCAAGAAACAGAACCTTAGTAAAAGGTGCTAAAGATACTGAATTAACAGTAAGTAGTGCAGATTTTAAAGGTAGTGGGGATGGTTTTGAAAATTGTGATTTAGCATTAGGATTAATAAATCCTTATCAGTTAAATGAAATGGATTATGGTGGTTATAAAATACCAAATTTTATTGCTGAAGGAAATGAAAATAGATTTAGAGCTATGAATGTAGTTAAAAACTCTTATGGGGTAGATAGCGCAAGTTTTGGATATTTGTTCTTAGGAGAAAACGGCTTTTGTACTCAATTACCAACATCAAAAGAAATGAACAGAGATAATTCCTATGCTGCTTATGTAAGTGGTGACAGAGAATTATTATTGAATTAAAATTAAACAATTAATGTCAGAAGTAAAAATTAGAACAATTTGTGTTGATACTTTAACAGGTATTCAACAAGAAGAGTATATGACATCTAAGAAAAAACCAGGTCATGATGAATGGATGGATTTGTAACCAAAGTCCACAATAAATTGGATAAATTGCTGGAAACTCCTGAAGAGGACAATCAGCAGCCTATCATTAGTTTAAATGACTAATGCGGGTTCAGAGACTAATAGTTGAAACTATAATTTAAATAGAAGAGATTACCAACTGAGGTTGCCATTCTTTGATAAATTATAGAATATAATACTAACACGAACATCCAACAATTAACAGAAGTTAATTGATGATATAGTCCAAACTACATTAATAACTTATGTATTACGTTTATAAACATACAAGATTAGATAAAAATGAAGTATTTTATATTGGTATAGGTACTAAACCAACAGGTAAAGTCTTAGCTAATTTAGGAAATACTCATAGAGCTTTATATTATAGAGCTTATGAAAAGAAAAAATCAAGAAACGCATATTGGAAAAATATAATTGCTAAAACTGATTACAAGATTGAAATAATATTTGAAACAAATAATATTCAACTTGTAAAACAGAAAGAAATTGAATTAATAGCATTATATAAAAATACTTTATGTAATTTAACAGCAGGTGGTGGAGGAATTGAATCCTATAAACACACTCAAGAAACAAAAGAAAAAATTAGAAATGCTGGATTAGGTAGAAAAATGCCTTTAAATAGTGTTATAAAATCTAATAAAAGAAAATATAAAAAAATTATTATGTATAAAGAAAATTTTGAAAAACTATTTGATAGTTTACAAGAAGCTTCTATATATTTAGGTAATGAAAAATATTTTAGAAACATTTCTAATTGTTTAAGAGGTAAAAGACCTACTGCATATGGTTATAAATTTAAATATAATGAAGATGTAGAATCACAGGATAAAGAGCTTGTGAGATAATAAAATGTTTGGAAAGGATATTTATACTTTTATGTCAGAATTACAAAATTTAGGATTTGAAGTGGTTTTAATATTGGGTGAGCCTGGAACAGGTAAATCATCAGGTATGAGAACTTTAAAATCAAAAACTAATATTTGGTATAATGCTGATAACAAAAATCCTGTTTGGGAAGGTGGTAAAGAAGAATATGGTAAGAAAACAACACCTATAATGCCTTTTCACGTTATTCCTAAATCATATAAGGAAGTTATAGACCACATTAAAGTTGGTATATCAAAAGGTATGTTTGAAGATGAAAGAGTTGCTTTTGTTACAGGACATACTGAAACTTATAAGGTTGGTGCAGAAACTAAAGAAAGATTAAAAACTTTAGGTAAAATGGCAACAAAAATGCAATTAGAAGGTAAAATGGAAACCGTATTATACTCAAGAGTAGAAATGGAAGGCGGTAAACCTGTATTTCTTTTAGAAACTCAAAATAGTGGATTTAATACCGCAAGAAGTCATCAAAATATGTTTGATGGTAAAATACCTAATGATTATAATTTTATTTTAGAAAAATTATTAGCGTATTAATAGATAAATAAAGAAAATTAAATTAAAAAAAAGTAAAATGAATTTGAATTTTGAAATTCCTTTAAAAAGACAACCAAAGCAAGAAAAATACAGCTTCCCTGTATTAACAATGCAAAGACAGCCTGAAGAAAAAGGTGGTGCAAGAAGATTTTTGTTAAATAAAGCAGCATTTGAATTGTTGGGATTAAATTCTGACAAACAAGTAAATGAAACTTTATCAGTAGGTTTTCCACAAAATAATAATGGCAATTTTGTAGTTGCTGTAACAACAAATAATGTAAATATTCCTGATAAGTTTAAATATATGTTGCATAAAAGCAATAATAGTTTTTCTGATAAAACATTATATGAAGCAATTCAAAGAGAATTGTCTTTAGATAATTCACAAGATGTAGAATTTGAAATTACTAACGATAATGGTATTTTTACATTAAATTTACTTAAAGAAAAAAATGTTGAAGAAATTGCACATTTTGAAAAAACAATGAGTGAAATTAAACACGAAGAAGTTGAAACAATAGAACAAGAAGAAGAATTACAATTAAAATTAGACTAAGATTATGTTAACAGGAGCAGGACAAAGAAAAAGCAGTTATGCGTCACCAATCACAGGATTAGGTGCAGTAAAAATTGTTGGAGTTAATCCAACTAATGAACAATATAAAACAATTACAGGTAAGGATATGCCGTATACTCTTGAGTACAATAAAAGAGAAAATACATATGCTAATAATAGAGAAGAATTTCCTGTGAGAATTTTAGTACATTGTGAAGAAAAAAATGTCTATGATTTTGTTAATTTCAGTTTTTCTAACCAAGATGATATTGCAGCAACAGGTTCTGTAAGATTTGTAGATAGTAAAGGTAATATGACTTATTCAAAAGACCTTGAAACTATTAAAGCTAATGAAAAAATGTCTTGGTTTGATGCTGATAATGCAAGACCTTTAACAACAGGTGAATATAATTTGTTTACATTTATTAAAATGTTGACATCTTATGATAGCAGAGCAGAAGGTGCTAATTTTCTTGGTGAAATGGAAAAAGCAGGTATTACAGGTAAACTTTTATTTAATGGCAATATAAGTGGTTTAGTAAAACTATTTGATTGGGCAAATAAACAAAATTTTGCTGTAACAGTATTATTTGCCGTTGAAGAAAAAACAAGTGAAAAAGGAACTTTAGAAAATCAAAAGATTATTTCTAATCCTGATTTATTTTTTTATACAGATGCAGATAAAACAAATCCTGCAAAAAGAGTTGTAAGTAATTATGCTTATAAGTCTATGGAAAAATTGGTTAAAGGTGATGATAGTAAAAATCAAAAACCTCTTACAATTAAAGGATATGCTACTTATAAATTGCAAGATTATAAGAAAGAAGATTGTTTTAACGTAGAACCTGATACATCAGCTCCAGCAATTTCAGCAGCTCCCTCTGCAAGATGGGGATAAAATAAAAAAACATGACAGAAATTAATTTTAACTTACCTCAAAAGAGAGAATTATTGACTGTAGAAAATGTTTTTAAAAAAGTAAAAGAATTAGAAATATACAGACATTTTATAGGACATGAGTTTGAAGTTGGTAAAGCTTTTTTATCACCTTTAAGAAATGAACATAGAAAATCTTTTGGGATTTATCCTACACCAGGTTGCAAATATAAATACCATTTTAAAGATTTTAACAGTGCTTTTGGAAATGTGATGGCGTTTGTGTGTGAAAAATATCATAGACCTTTTAATTTATTATTTGCTTTATATGTAATTAATAAAGAAATGGGTTTAAACTTAGATGATATTATTGTAAGTAACTCCTTAAAACAAAGTAATATTTCTAATTCTTTACAAATTAATACTGCAAAAGATACTGTAAGTTATAAAAATTATACAGAAGAAGTTGAAAAAATTGAAGTTGAATTTAGAATAAAAACAAGACCTGCTCAAAATTACGATAAAGATTTTTGGTCACAAGGTGGTATAAAATATGATACATTAATTCATTTTAATGTTTTTTTTACAGAAGAAGTATGGTATAGAAAGGGAGAAGGATGGATGAAACTTTGGCAAAATTCACCTTTAAATCCTATTTATTCATATTATTTTAAAGAAAATAATCATTTTAAACATTATAGACCTTATGAAAAAGAAAATATTTATGGTGATAAATGGAAATGGTTAAGTAATTGTGATGTAAATGATATTCAAGGTTATAATCAACTGCCTTTGAAAGGAAATACCTTAATTCTCACCAAAAGCTTAAAGGATGTAATGACTTTATATGAACTTGGATTTAATGCTATTTCTTTTCACGCAGAAGGTGTAACTATTCCACAAGAAAAAATGTTAGAACTTCTGTCAAGATTTAAAACAGTTATTTGCTATTATGACAATGATGAAGCAGGTAAAAAAAATTCACATAAAATAACAGCAGGATATAATATCCGACATTTTAACAATCCTGATGATTTACAAGAAAAAGATGCTTTTGATTATGTAAAATCTTTTGGACAAACTGCTTTATTAAATTTATTTGCAAGTAAAAACATATTTCCTGATTTTAATAAAATATTATGAGTTATGAAAAAATAATGTCAAACAATTTAAAATTAACATTAAAGTATATATTACTTTAAATACAGGACTTTAAGTCCATTAATACAACAATACCTTTTAAATTTTTAAAAATAAATGAAATTTTTAAAAGGCAGTCTGAAGATAATTATCAGATAGACTGGTTTAAATAAAAAAAATTAATTAATAATGTCAACTAAAAATTTAATTCAAACAACAAAGACTGTAGCAGTCTATAACTCAGCTAATAACAGTTTAGTAGAAATTGAAGTTCCTGAAACAGTAACTACAAGAAACCAATTAGAAGAATATTTGGATCAAAATAACATTGTTCATACAAACACAACAATGATTATTGGTGAAACTACAACAGGTTTAGTATCTCCTGATTCAGCATTGCCTGAAGGTAATTTTACATTAATGTTATCTCCTAAAAAAGTAAAAAGTGGTGTTCGTGGTTATAAAAATGCTTCTTTTTCTGATATGAGAGCTTTTGTAAAAGAAGAAGTACGTAAAAATGCTGAAAAAGTAAAACAACATTTTGGTAATTATACACAATTATCTACTGAAGCTTTGAGAAGTAAAATTGTAACATATTTTCCTTCTAAAATTAAAGTAAATGTTCTTGTAAAAAAATCTGCTCCAATTAAAAAAGCAGTAGTTTCAAAAAAAAATTCTTTAAAACAATCTTTACAAAAAAAACTTGAAAAAGTAGATGTTGTTTTATGTAAAAAATAATAACATATGGAAAAACAAACAGTAGATATTTATAACGGAGATGAAAAAGTATTTACTTTTGAAATTCCTGAAACACAAGGAATGGAAGCTAAAAAACAAAAGGTTGTTGAATTTTTTCAACAACCTATTTTTTTTCAAGTAGTAAATTCTTTAAATAAATTTTATAAAGATAAATTCGATATTCAATTACCAGAATATTTTCAGCGTGATGTTAATGATGAAGCTGTTTCTGCTCAAACTGAAATATCAGTAACAGTAATTATTAAATTTGATGAAATAAACATTACTAATTCTTTAAATCATACAGCATTATTAAAAGATATGTTTGTTAAATTTGATATTATTTTTAATAAACATGGAAAATGTAAATTTACACAGTCTTATATATATGGAGTTAGAAGTACAATGTATGCTTATGAAGTTTATACTGGTTATATTCATTCTCATTTAGGAGTGCGTTCAAGACAACTTCCTACATTTAATAATTTTTGTTTAGGAAATGGTCCAATTAATATGGTACTTATTGAATTACACAATTATGATAAATTTAAAATTATAAAATTTGAAGGATTTTTGTATCAATTAAAAAATTATTTATCTTGGGAATCTATTGAAGGCGGACCTTATATAAGAATTTCCCAAAGAAAAAAAAAAGAAAATAGCAATCTTCCTTTTTATTTTAATACTTTTTATAATGGAAATTCATCAAATTTTATCTCTTTATTTATTAATAAATATCTTGAACAATTCATAAAATATACAAAAATTTCTTTTTTAAACAATAAAAAAGATATTGCTGTAGATATTTTACCAAGTGATGAAGAAAAATTAATAGGATTTTTAAAGCCGATTTTAAAAGAAAATAATATTCGAGAAAGATATCTTTTTGCTATAAAAACAGAAACAGGATATACAGCAATTGATTCTTCTACAGCTTCTTTTAATTCAAAGTCTTTAGATAATAAACCTATGTTTATTTTTAAAAACGAACCTGTTAAATTTAAAGTAATTTATGAAGAAGAACAAGACCTACAGATGTTACAAAAAATGATTTTAAACCCTGTTTTTAAAATCAAAATGATAAATCATATAAAATATTTAATAAAACAAAAAATAGAAGATGACAGAAATAAAAACAACGGAAAAATTTCTTCCAAAAAAAAGAATGGATATTATAGATTTAAAGAACAAGAAAGTTCCTCTATATATTTCTGATAAATTAAGAAATCAAATTCAATATTTATGTGCTATGATACCTGATGTTGAATGGTCTGGTATTTTATTTCATGATATTGAAGGTAATACTGATGATTTATTAACTGTTAAATTATATGCTCAAGAAGTATTGCCTATGAATATGGGAACTGCTGGTTATACAGAATATGACTATGATGATGCATATGTAAGACATTTAAAAGCAAAGGTAAATAATAAAATGCCTGAATTTATAAAATTATTAAAACAGTCTGATAAAAATCGTATATCTCATATACATTCTCACAATAAAATGAGTGTTTTTTTTAGTGGAACAGATGTTCAAGAATTAATTGATGGTTCAGAAGGTAAAAATTATTATCTTTCTTTAATTGTCAATAATGCTGGAGATATGTGTGCTAAAATTGCATATCGTGGTACAATTAAATCTACAGGTCATATTATTGAAACAATGACTTATAGAGATGCTTTTGCTAAACCAATTACAAAAGAAGAAAAAGTTGATTTAACTGAAGAAAAAGAAGTATTATTTTGTGTAGAATGTGATATTATTACTGAATTTGATGTAGATGACGACTTTGTAAAAAGAGTTGATTATATCATGGAAGAAAATAAAAAAAAGAAAGCTTTAGCTCAAAAAATATTTTCTGAAAAACAATCACAATATTCTGGTAATTCTTCAAAATTTGGAAGTTATAAAATTCCTGAATCTAATAGAGCAAATGTTATAGATAAACAAATAACAATGTTTCCTGATAATGCTTCTTATATGACATCAGATGTTAATATAACAGACAAAGATATTAAACAATTTATAGCAAAAGTTATTTCATTTGATTGTGATACTACAATTGGTATTGAAAGTATTTTAACTGATATTCAATTACAGATAAAATCAAAACAATTACTTCTTGAAGAATTTGCAGATAAATTAGAAGAACAAATACTAATAGCTTATAGTTATTGTTTTGGTGCTTTAGGTGAAGGATATGAATTATTATCTGATGTTTGTTCAAGAGCTTCTGATATTATTGACACTTATGAAATTCAATTTCCTTTTGTTGATATAATTAGTCATGAGTTTTTCACAATATCTACAACAGAATATGAATCAGAAGAAGAACCTCTTGAATTAGCAACATTTATACCGCATAAAAAATAAAAAAATGGCAGAAGAAATAATAGAAAATTATTCAAGATTTAAAGGTGCTGATTGGTTTCCTTTTATACACAAAAAAGATATAATGGTCTTAGGTTGTGGTGGTATTGGTTCTTGGACTTCTTTATTATTAGCAAGATTAGGATGTAATTTGTATCTTTATGATATGGACACATATGATATTACTAATATGTCAGGACAGTTTTTAGAATTATCTGCTATAGGTAAAAATAAAGCTGAAGCATTATCAGAATTGATAAAAAAAACTTGTGATGAAATAGAAATTGAAACTTTTGGAAAATATGAAGAAGACAGTGAAACTCATCATATAGTATTTTCTTGTTTTGATAATATGGCTGCAAGAAAACTTGCTTTTTTAAAATGGTTTAAATACATCAAAACATTAGAAAAAGATTCACAACAAAGAAAAGAAGCTATTTTTATTGATGGTAGATTACTTGCTGAACAATGGCAAATATTTTGTGTAAAACCTAATGAAAAAGAAATTAATGAATATTATAAAAATCATTTATTTGAAGACAGTGAGGTAAAGGAGTTAGATTGTACTTTTAAACAAACAAGTCATTGTGCTGTAATGTTAGCAAGTAATATGGTAAATCAATTCATTAATCATATGTATAATGTAAATTCTAAAGTTCCTTTTAGAAAAGTTAACTTTTTTACAGAGTATTCAGCACCATTATTATATTCAGATAAAATTGATAAAGTATGATAGAACAATTTAATTATCCTTTAAGACAAATTTCAAATAATTTTGATTTATCAACTTTTAATGAAAATGGAATTTTTATTATAGATACTTTCACAGTAAAAAAAACTAAACATTTAATTCCTTATTTTTTACTACAATATCATTTAAAAGAAAAATATAATATTTTCAATAGATATTCAAATAATGTTCTTCCTATGACTAAATTGAGAGTACATCAACAATTTATTATTTTTAGAGAGAGTTTTTCAATGTTTTCTACAACAACTCTTCCTACTGTAGAATATTATTTTAATAAAGGTATTATAAGAGATGCTAATAACAATACTTTAATTTGCATTTGCGTTGATAGTTCTAAAATCAATAATAAAGATAAAAAAATTGAAGATAAAGGTCTTTATTTAATGTTGAATTCATCATTATTGTCTTTACCAGAACATAAAAAATTATTATCAATAATAAATGCAAAAGATGGTATTTATCAAGAATTTATTGCAAACGGATTTGACGTAATACAAACATCAAATATAGATAATAAATTGTTTGATACTATTGATATTGTTTTTTCATCAATTGGTGATAGAAAAAAATATTTTCAAGAGAAATTAGAACAATTAAAAGAAGAAACTTTATCTACAATAGATAAAATTGAAGTAATAGAACAATTAAAAGAACAAAGTGTGGCTTTTTAAAGGAAAAGAAATAACAACTCCTCCTGAAGACTATACTGGTTTTATTTATAAAATTACATTGCCTGATAAAAGTTTCTATATTGGTAAAAAAGCATTTACTCATAAGAAAAAAACAAAACTTAGTAAGAAAGCTAAACTACTACCTGAAAATAAAGGTAAAAGAGTTTCTATTACACAAAAAGATAGTGGTTGGCTTTCTTATTACGGTTCTTCTATTCCTTTAAAAAATCATTTAAAAACTCTTTCTAAAAAAGATTTTGCAAATGTAAAAAGAGAAATACTTTGTTTTTGTAAAACAAAACAAGATTTATCTTATAGAGAAATGGAAAATCTTGTTTTAGAAAATGTATTATTTAAAGACAATTGTTGGAATGGCAATATATTATCGAGATTTTTTAAAGGTAAAATAAATGAAATATGAGCGAGTTAAAAGAAGGAGGAACTAAAGCTGATGGTAGTAAAAATCTTGTACAATTATTACCTGTATTAGCTTTAGAAAGAATAGCACAAATATTTACATTTGGAGCTAAAAAATATAGTGAATGGAATTGGTCTAAAGGTATATCTTATTCTAGAATTTATGGAGCATTATTAAGACATTTATTTGCTTGGTATAAAGGAGAAAAATCTGATCCTGAAAGTGGTCAATCTCATTTATATCATGCAGGATGTTGTATTATGATGCTTATAGAAATGGAAGAATTAAGACCTGATTTAGACGATAGACCTATTCATTATAAAACAAAAGATGAAAAAGAAATAACTTCACAAAATCAATTAGAGTTATTTGAATGGGCGAAATAAATAAAACTACAAGATATTTATTTATTCCTGTTGTTTTTCAAGAAAAACCTTTTATATCTAATTATAATTTATGTCATAAAGGTCTTAGAATATATTTAGATGATACAGGAACAGATGATGATTATTGTGATGGTTGTCTTTATTTTTACTTTAATACTACAAAAATTCCTAAATTTGAAGAAAGACTTTTGTTTTTTAGAATGACAGAATGTTATGTTAAAGATTATGTTATTTCTGAAACAGAACACATGATAATTTTTAAATATCCTGATGAATTTCAAAGTGCTTTTATGGCATTTATTTCAGGATGGTATCATTTAATGTATGATAGTAAAATAATTGAAACATATTTTTCTAAACATATGAATTATCTTATAAAATATAAAGATATTCAAATAACTTTAGATAATTATGAAATTTTAGAAAATATAGATTCTTTAGAAAAAGAGTTTAAAAACATACAAATATCACCATATCATGTTTTAAAAAAAAGTAAAGACCTTGAAACACTTTTATCAAAATTATATAACGTTGATAAAAAATTTTTAACTGATTTAGAATCTAAACCAAAATTTTCAGAAGAAGTGTTTAGATGGAATCCAAAAAAATATGAATATGCAGATAGTAAATATGTCATTTGAAGAATGGAAAGACAAATACAAACCAATATTAAATCCTTTAAACGAAACTAAAAAAATTATTGATGATGAAGATTATCAAATTCATTGGGGAACTTTAGAGGAAAATGATTTGTTAAAAGACCATATAGGTATAGGTCAAGTTTGGACTGTAGTAGAAGGAGAAAGAGATTCTGTTTGGTTAGTATCTGGTTATCATAGAGTTAATAGAGAATATCATTATATTTGCTCTGTTCCTTATAATATTGGTAAAGAAGAAATTCAAATAGAACTTTGGGAAGGTTATCCTGAAATACTTCAAGAAGATTTAGATAACTTAAATAAAATAATAGAAAAATATGAAGCTGAATATGGTAGTGATGATGTTAAAATTATTTCTGCTAATAAAATAGCTGAATATATACAAAGAGTAGGTCTTAATTGATCTACTCATTAATTTTTAATTAGTACAAAATGAAAGAACTCTTAGAGTACTTTAAAGGAGATGAATTAGCATCTAATGTGTTTAAAAGTAAATATGCTCAAGAAGGAGATTTAACTCCTGATGATATGCATAAAAGAATGGCAAAAGAATTTGCTAAAATTGAATATAAATATCAAGGCAGTATAAAAGAAAATAAAAATAATGATAAATTATCTAATTATGGTAAAAAAAGAGAATATTTAACTGAGCAATCTATATATGAATTATTTAAAGACTTCAAATACATAGTTCCACAAGGTAGAATTATGGCAGGATTAGGAGTTTATGATAGTTATAGAAGTTTAAGTAATTGCCTAAGACTTCCTCCACCTAAAGATAGTTATTCTTCAATTACTTATGTAGATGCAACATTAGTTGCTGCTGCAAAAAGAGGGTGTGGATATGGTTTAGGTATTTCTAATTTAAGACCAAAAGGAGTTCATGTAAAAAATTCTGCCAATTCTTCTACAGGTGCAGTTAGCTTTATGCCAAGATATTCTTTTTCTACAAGAGAAGTTGCACAAGACGGTAGAAGAGGAGCTTGTTTAATAGATATAGACATTAATCATCCTGATAGTCTTGATTTTATAAATTCTAAAAAAGACAGAACTCAAATTACTGGAGCTAATATATCTGTAAAGGTAAATTCAGAATTCATGAAAGCTGTTGAGAATGATGAAAGATATGTGTTAAGATTTCCTTGTGATTTTTATGAAAAAAATGAAACTTGGGTTAAAGATTTAGAAGAAGGTAAAAATAATGCAGAATTAAATGTATTACAACCTATAATAAGCGGAAACGATATTATAGGTTATACTAAAGTTATTAAAGCTAAAGAATATTGGAATGAAATTATAAATAATGCATGGGAAAATGCAGAACCAGGAGTATTCTTTTGGGATAAAGTTATTAACTATGATCCTTGTAGTGTTTACCCTCAATTTCAAATTGATGGTACAAATGCGTGTGGGGAGCAGCCTATGTGTGTGTATGATACTTGCAGATTAATTCTCTTAAATTTATTTTCTTTTGTAGATAACCCTTTTACTTCTGAAGCTAAACTTAATGGAGAATTACTTTATAAATATGCTTATGAACAAATGAGATTAGGAGATGATTTAGTAGATTTAGAAATTGAATATATTAATAGAATTATTGAAAAAATTAAAGCTGATCCTGAACCTATTGAAGAAAAGCAAATTGATTTAGATTTATGGAAAAATGTAAGTAAAATAGCTAAAGAGGGAAGAAGAGTTGGATGTGGGATAACTGCATTAGCAGATATGATAGCAGCATTAAATTTAAAATACGACTCAAAAGAAGCGTTGGATATTGTAGAAAAAGTAATGTCTATTAAAATGAAAGCGGAACTTGATTGTACAAGTGATTTAGCTATTTTGAGGGGTACTTTTATAGGTTGGGATTCTAAATTAGAATGGAATGGATTTGAGGGAAATAATGATTTTTATAAATTTATTTCTCATAAATTTCCTATTCAATTTAATAAAATGATGAATCAAGGAAGACGTAATATTAATTGGTCAACTATTGCACCAGCGGGAACAGTATCTTTAATGACACAAAGTACATCAGGTTGTGAGCCACTATTTAGTCCTTATTACTTTAGAAGAAAGAAAATTAATCCTAATGAAAAGAATGCTAAAATAGATTTTGTAGACCAAAATGGAGATTCTTGGACAGAATTTCCTGTATTACATCCTAAGTTTAAAGATTGGATAGAAACTACTGCTGATTTTACTGAACAATTTAATGCAGGTTTAATTACTAAAGTAGAGGATTTTAATAAAGCAACTTTACAGTCTTTATTTGAACAATCTCCTTGGTATAAATCTACAGCTAATGATATAGATTGGACTAAAAGAGTTGAAATGCAGTCTATTTTACAAAAATATACTACATCAGCTATTAGTACTACTTTAAATTTACCTCAAAATATTACAAAAGAAGAAGTATCAGAAATTTATTTACAATCTTGGAAAAAAGGTTTAAAGGGACAAACTATCTATAGAGATGGAAGTAGAAGTGGAGTATTAATTACCGAATCTACTAAAGATAAGCAAACTTTTGAACAGAAAGATGCTCCTAAAAGACCTGGAGAACTTCCTTGTGAAATTCATTATCCTACAATTAAAAATATCAAATATACTGTTATTGTAGGACTTTTAGATTCTAAACCTTATGAAGTATTTGCTATTCCTTATGAAGTTGCAAAAGGATATAAAAACGGATTTTTAAGTAAAACTAAATCTGGAGTTTATAATTTAATTGCATCTCTTGATGAAAAATCTACAATTCATACAAATTTAACAGGAGATATGAGTGATACTGAAGCAGCTTTAACAAGATTAATTTCTACAAGTTTAAGACATGGAGCAGAAATTAAATTTATTGTTGAACAATTAAATAAAACTCATGGAGATCTATTTTCTTTTTCTAAAATAATTGCAAGAGTATTGAAAAAATATATTCCAGAAGGAGCTAAATCTACTGTGAAATGTCAAGATTGTGGATCTGAAAATGTAATTTTTCAAGAAGGATGTCAAACCTGTCAATCCTGTGGCAGCTCAAAATGCGGTTGATGTGGGATGGATAATTTTTATATTTGGTTTAATTTGTTTTGGAGCAGGGTGTATCAAGAAATTGATACACCTATGTTCTTTTAGAATTACAATTGAAGAAGATGAGCAGGAGTTTTAAAAAGCATGCCATAGTAAAAGATACTAATAAACTTAAAAAACA